GCGGAATAGATACGCGGCATACATAACAAGGATTTGTGCGTCCTCCTCGCAGTTGGTGTTAAGATTTATGCCCTCGCGGGCGATCATGCCCGAGGCAGCATTAAGGAGCTGCCTCAGGTATTCATCGTATGCCGTGGTCGTCAGCGACAGGTTAAACTTAAGCCGCGCCACAAGTCCCGGATTTGCCATGGGTCAGCTCCTCCTTTCTTAAGACTTGGTTACGGTGAGGGTATATACGCGCACAGCGTTGCCGTTTTTGACGGTCACGGTCAGGGTATTGCTGCCGCTTGTCCAAGTCGCGGTACCGCCGTTGTTGAGGTTTTTGCCGTTAAGGTTGAGCTCGATCTTAGCCTGCGCCTGCGCCGCGGTTGCCTCGATCTTGTCGGTAGCGGCTGCCGCTGTAATAGTGTATGCCATCACAGCAGGATCAAAAGTGGGCGTGAGAGTCTCGCTGCCTACGGTCAGGCTCTGGAGGAGCGCATCGTTGGCGGTATCTGCCGCGAAGGTCATGGAAGTGGTGACATCACTGCCGTTGATGTTGAGCGCTACGAAAGACTGAGGTATGACAGGCGTACCATCCGCACGAGCTTTGCCGCGGAAAACGGTGTTGTCCTGAATAAACTGCACGCTGTGGTCAGCGTCGATCTGAATATCGCCGCGGTTTACCCAGAGGTAGAGGTCGCCGTAGCCGCCTATGATGTCACCGTCGGGGATAAACTCCAGTATATCAATGTCGCCGGTGATGATGGGGAGCGTTGCAAATACGCCGGCGGCTATATCGCCGGTCGCGGTAAAGGTTATGACCTTCGATTTGAGCAGGTTGTAAGTCTTGCTGTTCATCGCCCAAAACTTTTCGCCGCGGGCATACAGACTGTATGCGTTGCCGGTGGCGACAGTGAGTGCCGCCCAGAATGCAGCGCCGGTCAGGGTGCTGTCGATCTTCTGGATGTTGGTGGTGTGGAGGTCTACCCATGCGGGGGCATTGGCGGGATAGTCGCTGGGCTTGGCGGTCTGGGCGAGGCGGCTCACTATGCCCATAGGCATTTTGATGCCGGTGCCGTAGAGGATCGCCTTGTCCTCGGCGAGGCCGATAGATTCGGACAGCATCTCCACCAGCCAGGATGCCAGGTTGATGTCGTTGTCCTCGAGTATGCTGTTGCACACCGGCACAAAACCGGCCACCTTGTAACCGTCAACGGTGATCTGGTTAAATACAAACTGCAGCTCGTTGATAGCCGCGCACATCTCAGTCCATACCGCCTCGGGCACGGTGCCGGCTATGGTCTGGCGGGCCTCGCCATTAACATTGCGGACGCGGACGCGGTTGAGCAGTTTTGAATACCTAAACATGTTCTCGCTGATGAGATCAAGGAATACTATGGGGATAGTCAGATCGGCGCCGCTCACCGCGCGCTGGGCACCGCCCTTCATTGCACGCAGCTCTTTCATGAAGTTTTTGACATCCTGGCGAGCTACTATCTCCTGCCGGGTCTGCATGGGCAGGGCGTCAAAAACGCGCTGTTCCTTGGGCAGCGCACGGATATTGATGTTGATCATTCTGGTTCTCTTGCTCCTTTCGGTTTCTTCGATTATCGCGGTCTCTTCAGTAGTAGGCTCTTCGGTGGGAGCCGCCTCCTCGATGCCCTTGAGTTCTTCCTCCAACCTGTCTATCGCCGCTGCACACTCATCTTTCGCCTTGTCAAACGCGCTCTTTTCGGCTTCATACTTGGCGACTTCTTCCTCCACGGCCTTCTGCTGTTCCTCGTCCGTGGCCTCCGTGACCTCGGCGATTGCGGCTTCGAGCTCGGTCTCGCGCTTTTTAAAGGCGGCCTCTTTGACGCGCAGCTGTTCCAGTTCTTTTTTCTTGTTGTCAATGCTCCGGCGGAGCATCAGGGCTCTAAGTGCCATTACTTATTTCCTCCTTTAATCTTTGTTTTCATGTCGGCGCGCCATTTTTCAGCTTTACGCCGTTTAATATCGTTGATTTCTGCTTTGCGGGCCTCCACCTGGGTATCCTCATAGGCCGGGAAGGTTACCACGCTTACCTCCCAAAGTTTGACTTTGCGGAGGTGCCATACGCTGGGGCCATCCTCGTTGTAGTCTGTGCTCTGCTCGACTATGTCAAAACCAAACGAGCATTGGTTGACATCGCCGCGCTTGACGCGCTCATAGAGGTTCATGGCGTCTTGGTCCTTGGGGTTAATTAGGATGCTGCCCCAAAGGCCCTTGTCGTCGATGCGCAGGGTGAGCGTGCCGGCGGTGGTGCGTCCCAGCACCAGCCGGGTGTCATGGTCAGCCAGTGCGCGCACGTCCCGCTCAGTCTCGCCGTCAAAAGCGCCGGGCTCTATGGTTTCGTATGCATCGTCCCACAGCCAGTACTTGCTGCCGTATACGGCAAAATAGCCCTCTATATAGAGGTTGCCGTCGTCGGCGCGGGTTTGAAATTGCACCGGCTGCGCGATTGCGGTCCTTTTTGCCATCATGAGTTTTTTTCACCTCCTTGTAGTTTGCTTTGGTCGCCTATCATGCCGCGGGGTATGTAATTTTCAAGTATCACGAGGTCATCCAGACCGTCCATCGGCGCAAGGCCCAGCCAGTTGCGCACTTCGTTGCCAGTCATTATGCCGCGGACGTATTCGTCGTTGCCAACGCTCGAAAGGTCCCTCAGGTCGTAATTGTAAAGGCTGCGGCTGTTGAATCTGAAATACCAGTCGGGGTTGTAGAGCAGTTTTCTTGTCAACTCCTGCTGTATGTTCTCGGCAATCGGCATGATGGTGGACGAAATGAAATTGTTCCAGGCGTCGCGGGAAAATGCCCCCTCGCCCAGAACAAACGTCGGTATCCCTAATATCGAGGCTACGGTCTGTTTGTCGAGTTTTACAAAGTCCGCCAGCGCGAGGTCAGATAAGCTCAACGGTTTCACTTGTTGGACGTCAAACTGGTCCGCCGGTATAATCCACGGTTCTCCGGCTCTGCCGCTCGTGATGTAGTTCTGGAGCAGCCGGTCACGCCCCTCCGGGCTGGAAAATTCATCGGTCAAACCGTCGACCTTCACGATGAGCGCCGGTTTCCACTCTGATGACATAAATCCGTTTTCTGTCGCCGCGGCCTGTTTGAGGTTATCCGCAACGGTGGAGAGCTCGACCTGGTATCCCCTGCCGAGCCACGGATAGTAATCGCCGGGATTAAACGCAAAATGCAGCACGTCATCCGGGTGGTATACTTCTCCAAGTATGAACACATCGTAGTCCCACATCCCGCTTGGGACAAACGACACATACGCCGGAGGGATAGGCTGCAGGTCGGTGATATAGCCATTCTGTGTTACGGGATAAACCACCGCGTTGCCGTTGCCGCTAAGCATCTGGGTTCTCACGATCCACCGCACCCAGTTGCTCCTCGTCATGTTATGGTAAGGGGCGATGTCAACCTTTTTCGATAGCTCGTTTTTTATTCTGACGTCGCCGCGATCGGTGTTCTCCATTAAATGGATCGTCATTACCCCAATAAGCCGGGCGATGGTGTCCACTGCTGTCGCGATCTCCGGGTTATCCGCCAGAGTGGTATATCCCCGGCATTTCAAGCTGCCAAACTGTGAGCTGTCGCAATAAAACGTCACGCCCCGCTTCGTCGAGGGCTCTGCTCTGGCGGCTGCTCTATTTCGTTTCCGTTTACTCATTTCCAAACCATTCCTCCGCTGCTCTGATTTTTTCCATGCTCTCTAAATAGCGCACGGTGGCAAAAACCGATGCATCGAATAAGTCTATCCTGTGCTCCGGCTGTACCTTCTCGTATTGGATTATGTCGTCGGTTTTTTCTATCGCCCGAACATTCTGCACGCAGTATTCATACGCTTCGCTGTGCAGGTAGTAGAGCCGCCCATTCTTGGCGCTGTTTTCGATGTACCTAAACCCCTGCGATTTATTGATCGTGTACTGCGGTTGGTCGATGATTTTAAAGCCCGCTTTTTTCATGTCAAGCATATACTCAGCGGCAAATTTGCGGTCATGTCCGACCTGGCTGATCTTAAAGCCCATGTCCCGCATGCTGATATACCAGTTGACCACGTCGGAGTAGTTGGTGGTGGGGGCGTTACACATGGTAAGCCAGCCGCTATCCTCCCAGCCGAACAGAGGTATGTTGTCCTGGTCGGCTTTGAGTGCCGCCGCAGTCAGCGGGAAAAAGGCGTGGGTGATGATGATGTCGGTATCCTGATAATGCCCGAAAAGCGCCGCCGCGGTCAGGTCGTGGAGGCGGGCGAGATCGGAGCCGCCGAACCATTTAATAGGCAGCCGGGCAAGCTCCGCCAGCGTCCAATCATGCGCCGCGTCACTGCGGCGGAACTCGTCGATGTCAAAATACGCTTTCAGCGCATTCACGTATACGTTGAGGCTTTTCGCTAAAAAATCCTTGCGCTGCTGCGGATCGTTCTGCGCCTGCCGGCTGTCGTTGAGTATCTCCGCCGGGCGTATGCTCACACCATAGGCGGGATTGGCCATCTCGTGGACGATGGGGTTTGTATAGTCGATGTCGCCGCCCTCGTCCGGGTTGGCACAGCACATAAAGATAAAATATTGTTCGTCCTCTATGGTGCCGTTAAGTACCTTCCGGCAGTAGCGGAGGCGCTGCCCGAGGAATGCCTGCGCGTTGTCGCCCGCCGTGGATATACCTATGATCAATTTATTTGTATACGCCTTCATCGCCTCTTTAAAGAGGTTGTATTGTTTGGGCTTTTTGTAGGCATGCATCTCGTCGCATATGGCGATATTGCAGTTGAGTGAATCCTGGGTGTCGGGGTTGGCGGCCAGCGCCCGGATATAAAATGAGCCGTCGTCCCCAAGGTCAGCGGTCATGCTGTGCTCGTTGTTGTTGTCTATGATTTTTATGGACCCGCCCTTGGCCTTGTCCTCTCCCATCTGGCGCACGTTGTACACCAAAAAATTAAAACTCTCGAGGGACTGCATCAGGGCCGCGCTCGTTATGTAAGTTTTTGCGCCGCTCTTTCTGTACCATAGGGACAGCGCATATGCCAGAGCCGCCGCGAACGTGGTTTTGATATTTTTGCGGGGTATAAAAATGAGCGCTTCGTGAAACCTTACGATATCCGTACCGCTCATTTTGAACCCTAAAAGGTTGTATATTATGAATTTGTGAAAAGGCTCCAGTTTAAACGGTTCGCCGCGAAGGGGCGTTCCGTCTATTCGTTCTCCTTGTTGGTGTGTGAGCGTGTGCTCGATGATCTGTATGACAAATTCCGGGCCCCTGCTGTCTATGTAATAGTCAGGGTTATCGAGATCGCGAAAAAATCGCTCAACGGCCTGTTTCAGTTCCTCACAGGCTACCTTCCGCCCGCCGCGTATGCTTTCGGCGTACTCTTTGACGGCTGGCCAGTTCCGGCCTTTAATCCGTATCAAGCTCTATTTCCCGCAGAGCCGCTGCCAGCGTTCCCACGGCTGCATTTTTCGGCGCCGCCCCGCACACCTTTTTGTATGCCGCAGGCGTCAGCCCTAATTCGCGCCAGTACGCAAGCGCGGTTTTGTTGAGCATATCCCACAGGTCGAGGTATGGGCTGCGCGTCATGTTGGTAGCCCCGGCCTTATTGGTGTGCTCCACGATGGGGCCGTCGCCGTCCTCCCGGTAGTCCGCCATTACCTGGTCACGCTGCTCCAGTATCTCCGCGAGGCTGTCTATCACCGGGGCGTAGTCTTTGGCCTCGACGCCGGCGCGCTTGCACAAGCTTTTGATTTTTGTCCGCCATTTCTTGGCGGTCAACGGTTCGCCCTGCGCCACGCCACTCACCTCCTCCACCGCTCCGGGGCCGTGGCAAAAAACGGAGCGTTTTGTTTGTTTTTCGTTTTGATTTTCAAAAAATCCCTCGCGCGCGCCATAATGTAGGTTCGGGCGGCTACCCCCACCCCTAAAATTTTCTTT